ATAATTATATTATTATTACCCGAAACTAATGCGTCACCTGCTTGTTGGCCAATCGCAACGTTTTTATTACCACCCAAAAGTTCAAGAAGAGATTGACGGCCAAGACTTGTATTGTCATCTCCTCCCCTTATTTTAAATCCTGATTGTGATCCAACAAATGTATTTCGTGCTCCGTCTGTGTTACCACTAGTTCCTCGACCAGAATAATATCCAATTAATGTATTATCACCTCCTTGATTATCAATACCAGCGTATGTTCCAATAATTACATTGGAAGATGCTGATGTCATTTCCTGTGCTGCACTTTTACCGATGATTATATTTCCATCTCCTGTTGCTTTTGAACCAGCATTACCACCAATTATAACAGAACTATTTTGATTAGTTAATTTCTGACCTGCATTCGCACCAACTACTACTATACTATTAGCAGTGTCTATATCCTCACCTGCTCTACGACCTATTATTACGTTGTAAAGACCAGTCGTTAAGTTCTCACTTGACATAAAGCCAATCTTCACATTCTGTTTATTGGCATCTGAACCACCACTTGCCATTAAGAATTGTGCAGTTAAAATTCCAACTACATTTGTGTTTCCACTTGAGTCAATGCGAACTTTTTGTGATGCGTTAGTGGCAAGTGTTAAAGAATTATCACCATGATTATACTGAATATAACCTACGTACGCTTGAGCACTTGCTGCTGTTGTATCAGAAAAATAAATGCTACCTTTAGATGTTGTTCCAGAACGAACTGTAATACCAGTATGTGTGCTTGTTGCGATTGTTAAATCATCTGCACCTGAATCACCAAGAATAGTTGTTCCAATGGCAACTTGGCCAGTTGATTTGATGCGAACTCTCTCTGCACTTGCTGAAGCACCAGTTCTAAATCTAAACATCAAGTCACTATTATATGCAGTAGTTTTCTTTCCATAAATTGACACAGCACCAGCAGCACCATTAGCACTATGAATTGTTAAACCTGCTTCGGTGCCAGTATCATTTTTATTCTTAACATGAACAAACGCAGGATTAGTTTGATCTATTAACCTATTACTATCAGATAATTCAACTGTTGCAGTTTTAACGATACTAAAAACTGCAGCACCAGGTGGACTATCACTAGCATCACCTATGAATACTTGTCCTGCTCCGTAAATACGCAGTCTTTGTGAACCACTCGTAGTAAATCGTAGATGATCTCCAGCTGGTCTACTAATAAAAGTGTTTGTATCACTTGCAAAACCAAATACTTTATCATCAGGAATTCGAATATGTTCTGATGATGTCCAAGAATCTGTTGCGTCTAACCACTGCCAAGTCTTATCAGCATTTGAACCAGCATCAACAGTAATACCTGCACCATCTGCAGCAGCATCATTCGCAGCACCTTTGGCAACCTCAATGTTCTTATCAGTCACAGTCATCACAGATGAATTTACTGTAGTCTGTGTTCCATCAACTTGTAAATTACCTAAGATAACAACAGTTCCAGCTGCTCCGACTGTTGCGGGATCGATATAAGTGACTGAAGGCCCAATAATTCTTCCCGTGCTGATTCCAATGCTTCCTAAAGTTGTGATACCAGTAACTTTTAGACTTGTTGCATCAAGAGTTCCAATATTATATCTCTCTGTCCCCGTACCTACAGTTCCAGTTGTTTCTTTGTTGACTAATTCATACCAACCACCTGCGTGAGCAAAGTATCCCTTTTGAGTTCCGTGAACGTGTGCAAACATACCGTGGTATGTACCAGCATTTGGTAAATCAGTATAATTTGCATACAATGAGGGTATCTTATTTTGTCCTGCAGTTGCCTCTATGAGTCCATTTGCATCAATCAGACCACTAAAGGTTGAAATACCACCTACACTAAAATTATTATGTACTATTAAATCATGAAAAGTTCCAATACCTGCAGGTGGTTGTATTCCTGTTGCACCAATATAACGATAACCTACGATATAAATGTTCGTTGCATCAATTCCTGAAGGAAGATTTACACCATTAAAATTAAGAATACCTGAAGAATAATCAAAGAACCAACCATCAGTTCCTGCATTTGCACCAGCTTGCTGTAATTCAACACCACTGGAGTTTGGATCACCTTTGTATACTTTTAAGATATAACTTGCACCAAATTGAGTATCAATCCAATTAGTTAATCTTGCAGATGAAGTATTATTATATGTTGTGTAAGCAATATAACTTCTCGTATTTGTTCCAACAGTGGAATCACGAGTCATCCTTAAAGCAGATGATGTAGAGTAGACTTTTACATGTGTAGTATCAGATCCTGGTGGGGTTGTTGGAATGAAACTACTATCTGCTAATATACTTGTTGATGGTATGATTAGCGGTGATGGTATACCTTCTTCAAATGGTTTTTTCGCAGTATTACTACCACTTGATATCGTAGATTCATCTTCTGCGATACCAGTTTTCGAGGCACTATAACCTATCTTTTTGAGTAGAAAATCAACTTTTTGTTCTTG